TTATTCGCTTTCTCCGCTATTAGGAGCAACAGTAATACTATTCGGCAAACCCTCTTGAATAGTTATAAAATCATTACCAGTAACAACAGCTCCAGTATAACCAATAGGAGTTTTAGTTGTAGGTTTACCATTAATATAATATTGCTTATAAGACTGAATATTAAGAATAACATTCTGTCCAGTAGAAGGTGGAGTTAGACTTTCTTGATCAACACTAAATACATAACTAATTTCTTCTTGAGCAGGATTTTGTCTAATATCTATGATTTCAGACTTATTACTTTCCATTTGTCTAACAATAATACTATCTGTACGAACATTAGTAGTATCATTAGCAGACATATACCATTTCGTTTTATCAGAAGTATTATTTTTAAGAAGTCCTTTATCGGAAATAGCTGTATAAGGAATATCAGTTCTATCTCCTTGAGAAACTCCATTAACATAAGTTTCTTTATAAGACTCAACAGTTAAAGTAACAGGATTAACTCCGTCTGAATCAATAGTATTAGTATCAACAGTAGCAACAAGTCTATATCGAATTTCTTTATTAAGACTATCTTGATATAAATCAATTTTCTTATTTCCAGAAACACCAACTTCGTCACGCTCGATAATAATAGCAGCAGAACGAATTTCTTCAGTATTAGCTTCGGCACTTACTTGATTACCGTTGACTTCAAAATAAATACTTGAAGAATAAGCATTGTATGGAACATTAATCTTATCTCCGATTACAGAACCTTCGCTATCTACAAGTTCTTTATAAGATTCAACTGTGAAAACTTTAGTACCACCCTCGGCAGGTATTTCAATAGAAGTAGGCTCAACATTGATAGTATAACGATAAGTATAATCGTTTACATTTTGAGTAACTTTACCCTCAAGAATATTGCCACTTTCGTATTGAACTAACTTAAATTTAGCAACACGAAGTTTAGATTTATTTTCACGAATAATAAGAGTATTATTTGCGCTGGTATAACCAAGCCAAGTAGCATCTTCAGGATTATTAAGAACAAAATCATATTCAATACTAAAAATCTCTTCTTTAGTTCCAATAGAAACAATCTTCTGAGATTTAATATTAAAATAAAGAGTTTGTCCAAGACCGTCATCTTGAATATCTAATTGGCTTTCATCATTGGCTTGAAAATTATAGCTTGTTTTAGTATCAGCAAACTTATAATTATCACCAGTACAAGTAACTTCAACTTCACTATCTTCAACATGAATAGTAGAAGTACCAACATTGACATCAGTGTACTTTTTAAGTCCACGAACTACAAAGTCATATATACGATTTGCTTTATCGACATCTTCTCGATAATAAACATAAACAGCATTTTTAAAAAGGTTCCAAAGTTGAATAATGTCTTTATTCTTGTTATTACAAACATTATCACAACCAGCAATAGCAGATACTCCATAATCTATAAGCAAAGATTGGATTTGTCTATAAGTACAAACCCAATCAATAGGAACTTTTATATCATGTAAAACAGTATCTTCCATATTCAGAAGTATTAAATATTACATCAATTTTTTCTTTTTCTTTATCGGTAAGAAGAATATCGTAATCAATACAACTACGTATAACATCATAAAAATAAGAACTACCAAAAAGATTGGTAGAAACAAATCCAAGATTTATCTTATCTACATCTTTACAAACAACATTGTTAATATTATTACGAAGTTTATCACCGATACGTTCGAGCCTTTTATCGTTACTCATGGTCGGTATATTTATTGTTAATATAAACTATCCAATCATTAACCTTAACATAAAGAATATTATATATTTGATTAATACGAATTTTTTCTTCCTGACCGTTATAAATAATACCAAGTATATTATTAAGACAATCTTCTTTCCATTCTTCTTTTAGAAACAAAGAAATCGGACGACCATCAATATCATATTGAGAAAGATTATGATAAACTTTATAATATTCGGCATTAATAGTTTGCTTGATATTAGCAACAACAAGATTCTTATTAAGGTCAATATTATTGTTTATAATAATGTTTCTACAAAGATGAGCAATCCTTGATTGGAAATTGGAAAACGAAAGCTCGATTACAATCTTACTTTTCTCAACATCTTTATGAAGAGCATCTTGAAAAAGTTTATCAAGAATTGTATTAAGTCTTACAACGTTATTACTAACTTCTTTAACAGAATTAACCATTTCAATCATAGGTTTTTGTTGGTCTTTATGACGAAAATAGTCAATTCCTTTAATAATAATAGTATAAAGAATAAAAACACAACTCGATATTATAACAGCAGTAACAGAATAGTTTCTAAGACTTTGGTTAACAAAGTCCATAACGGGCGTGAGTTCAGTCATGAGCATTAAACAATAAAAGCCACTATTACCATAAATACTTATAGTAACAGTGGCTTTGCGTATTATACAAATTATTTGCTTACTATGTTAGGCAGCAAGTGCAGCCAAGATTTTGTCGATAGTCGCAATAGCGGCAGCATCAGTAGGTACAGCTATTTGTACAATTTGATTAATACTCTGGTCAACTGTCTTCATTTCACGAGGTTCGGCAAAACGAATTGTATAAATAGTAAATCCAGTATCGGCGGAATCATCTTGAGCCAAAGGATTAAGTGGGAAGTCCGGATAAATCAGCTCACCAGCATCTTGGTAAGTATATTCGATACCAGCATCGGCAGCAGCCTTGATAGCCAAATCGGTAATATACTTAGCATCTGCAACAGCGGCAGTAGCATGTGTCTGAGTAACAGCAGTTCCGAACAAATCATCGCCAAGTGTCAGCTCATAATTAACGCCTTTTTCTTTGGCAGTAACCGTAACTTTACCAGCGGAAACAGCAGCAGTAACACCAGCACCAACATTTGCTGTAATCTGCGAAGCTAATGCAGCAGCAATAGTGTCAACGGTATCGGCAGCCTTTGCGCGGACAGTAGCAGTCCATTTGTTACGTTCATTAAAACCAACTCCTTTCTTTACAACAACAACAGTATAATCACTTCCTGCTACAACATCAGCAATAGTAAAATTACCAGTGTATTGAGTAGAGGCGGCATAAACCATTTTGCTATAAGAGAAGTTATTCTTGTAAATAGGAACAACAAGTTTACCACCTTTGGCATCAGATTTACCAAGATAAATATAACCTTTGTTCTTAATCTTAGTACCGTCGCTGTCAAGAGTTTCAACTCCAGAAACAAGAGCTACGAAAGCAATCTGACCAACGGCAAGACTTGTAAGAGCAGTAGGATAAGCAACGCTCTTACCTAAAAGAAATTGCCTCATAATTAATAATATTTTAATTTACTTTTTGTTCATTAGGACGAGTAAAAGTCTGTTTATAATACTGAACAGCAAGTTCAATTATTTCTTGAATAAGATAATCAGGCATATCACAATTTACATTGTTAGCAGGATTTTCTTCATCAAGTCTAACTTTATTAGGCGTCTTAATATAATTGTAAACAAGAATATTAGGAACAGCCTTAGAACTACCATTATATATTTCAACATTCAGTTTCTCGTCAATAGAAACAGCAACACAAACAGGGTGTTGTTTGGTAGCACGATTGCAATAATCTCGAAGCGTTCTTTGAAGATATTCAGCTTCAATAATACGGCAATCGTAAAGAGCATTGTCACCAGTATAACCAATAGCAAAACGAGTATAAAACATTACTTCGCTATTATCAACCTTAGCAAGAAAAGGATGAAGCTCAGTACCACCCCCCGTAAGGGATGAGCCTGATACTTCTCCTTTCTTAGCAAGATTACGCAGAGCATTAAGTTGAGAAATGTCAGCGTTAGCTCTAACAATTAAATCATTAACAGTTTGAGCATTCTCTGCAACGATATTTCGAGTTTTGGTTATAATGGCAAAATTAAGACAAATATCAACATCTTCTGGAAAAATAGCACGAACAGTTTGCAGCCCCATGCGTTGAGCAACTTCTCTGAACGTGACGTGCATCTGTTCTATATCCATAACTTAAACAAGTTTTAGTTGATTTTCGTAAGCGGCAACAGTAGCTTCATTTTCAGCGTTCTTGAACCAAGCAGTAGCCTCTTTCATATTAGCCCCAATAAAATCACCATTAGCAGAAACAATGTTTTGACTATGCGGATGTCTAATAAGAATACCGTAAGCAACAAGACGTTCAATCAGAGATTTAACGGAAATACTGCGGTCGGTATAAAGCTCATTAAACTTAGCAGGTTCTTTCTGACTAAAATAGTCAAGATTTTCTTGTTTAACAAGGTCGTCTTCGGCAAGTGACGGAATGATAGGTTTATTCTTCAATACACAGTACTGAACATAAACATCTTCAAACGCTTTGTCGTTGCCGATAAGAGTAACAAAGTTACGCTTAGCATTGTTAAGTTCAAGACGTTGCTTAGCTTTAAGCTCGTTTTCCTTTTGTTCGTCTTTAAAATAAAAACGAATATGCTCTTTGTTAATAAGAGAGTGGTCTTTAGCAACATCAGAATATAACAAGCAATGACGATAAAGAAGATAATCAGCTACATTTTCCGGATTACCATATTGCCATTTAGTTGACTCAAGAGCATTGAGTTTAACAATTCTATTCTCAATAGCACGTTTAAGAGCCGTAGCATCGCCACGATTGACTTGGGCAAATTCGGTTTCAATAGCTTCTTCTTTTTTCTTGAAAGCAAGATAATCTTTAAAATGATTATAATGGAAAGTAAGATTAAGACGAAGACCAAGCTTGTCAACTTTAACCTGAAAATTATTCAGATATTCTTTAACACGTCTAACGAAATTTTGGTCGTTAGGAGAAACACCAATAAGATTAGGAAAGTAAGCTTCAAGTTCGCCTTTGTTTGCACAAAGAGCATTAGAACTTCTAATACAGCTACCGATATATTCGTTACGTTCAGCAAGCTCTTTATCATTAGCTTTGCGATACAAAGAATAATGAGAAGCAAGAGCTATAACCATATAACGAATATCAACATAAGCGGCTTCAGCTTCTTCTTGTTTTCTTTCTACCATAGTGGTAGTTGGTTTCTCTTTATCTACTGTTTCAGTAGGAGCAGCAGGAGCGGTGTTTTCCTGTTTATTTGCAGCACCACCAGCATTTAGCATTGTAGGCATATCTTTTACTGTTTAACGGTTAATTATAATTTACATTGCAACAAGAACGTCTTCGTCGTGTTGTTTACCTGCAATCCCATGCTACCCTTAATCTCGTAACGGGACATATCAATTTCGGTAGCAGCACGGTTAGAAGTAGCAACACCCCAAGAAGCAGGTATCGGCGTCATACCCTCAATAACCTTAGCAATATATTCCTGTCCTTTCTGACGAACAATGCGAACATTACGTTCACCCTTATAAGTAGAGAAGTCAATAAAGCAAGCTTGATGAGAAGTAATAGGCAGACCTGTACGAGGATGAATTTGTCCATTAGCCTTAGCAGCTTCGGCAATAGTTCCCTTATCGAAGAAAGAACAATGTTTAACGGTAATAATATGTCCGTCCGGAGTAATGTATTTATTGAAATACTTACCGTAAGCAAGACCATTGCCGTTATCCATAATTTTCTTTTCACCGAGAGGAGTAATGAAACCCTTGCTCATAGCTTCATTCTCAATAGCATATTGGAAGTCTTG